GAAATGTCCATCGACCCTACTGCGGTCTGTTTTATATTCTCTGAAGAGAGGTTTAACCCAGACCCTGTAGACAAAGTGAGTTGAGAAGAAGAGTTGAGTCGGATCTCTCCAGCTTGTGAGAAATCAACAAGGGGGGCTTTAAGTGATATTGAAGAAGCAGACTCTATAGAGATCCTTTTTTTACCGACAACCTCTACAGACACCTCCCTCCCATCACCATCTAAGTTAGCTCCCTCCTTAGAGGATAGTCCTTCTATCCGAGTTGTCCCCCCTGACAAATGAAGAGACTCACTCCCTCTGAGTACGGTATCTTCAGAGCCGATACTTATCTGACTGCTCTGTAGTCGAACTCCACCTGCTACTGTCATAAGAGCGGCATCTTCGGACTCGCTAGATATGAACCCTCTGTACTTCCCTCCTTTTGTGAATGAAGAAAATGTGTCTAGAGTATCTGGCAAGATTGGACTAATACGTAGCAAAGTCGCCGAGTGGTTCTCAAACAAGGTATCTGCGTCTGCACCGTTAAGTGAACCACTCTCCTCATCTACATCAGGCACTAAAGGAACGCCATATTGTTCAGAACCTTGGAAAGAGAAAGGGTCGTTACCTACAGGTGTGCCTAGAACCCACTCGATAAAGGTAGGTTCTCCTGATTCCCCCCGTGAGTTAGGTGCCCTGTCACTATCAAAGCCATCTGTCTGTTCTGTAACGGGGAGCATCCCATCTGTGGTGTGAGTCAGCTCAATGCGATATTCAGTAAATGCCTCCCCTTCTTCCACCGCATTGGACGCAAGCTCCCTGCCCACCCTGAATATAGACTTGCCTCCATAAGTAATCGCAGACCCGTCTGTCGAGTCATAAAAGTTCTCATCAACAAGACCTGCGTGATACAAGAACCTATAAGGATCAAGCGGGGGAGGGAACTCTCCTTGAAAGCTCGACTCAAGATTGTACATCTCATTTTCATCGAAAACGGAATCAGGGCCTCGCTGAAACAGAGGGTGTGGGGTCAGCTTCCCTGCTTCTATCGGGTCTTTTTCAAAACCGTCTGCCAATGGGTAGTAGGGCTGGCCTGAGTTGTCGAGCTGGATAGAGGAATTCCATTGGATTCCATCGGAGAACATCTCTTTAGGGAGGCTCCTAGCGTCTCTTTGAACCATGCCACCATAGACCCTAGCTCCCGACATCGCATGAAACTGCTGTAGAGATCTCATCACGATAGCTTGGTCTTGGTCTCTTAGGACAATTTCATTCGACCTGCGGTTACTTAGTAAAACGCTTTCATTTAGCACCAGATCTGAACCCTGAGAAGAACTACCCGCCACGTTACCTGGGTTGTAGTGTCTCATTTTATGTCTTGTTCTTTGGTGGTAGGCGGACACTTGTTGCCTTTTAACATTCGTGTCCACCCCCTCACCAGGAGCAAAGCTCTGAGTAGGCAACCAATCATGACCTAAATAACTAGCCCGAGGCCACCAAGCTAAGATTGCAGGTGTCTTATTACTAGAAGGGCCATTACTGTTACCCACAAACCAGCCCACGACGCATTGGTCTCCTACCTCTGGGATACCACCCATGAAATGCCTATTGCCCAAAGAGGGCATCAGCAATTCAACACCAGATAGAGGCTGAGACAAGTCTCCTTCCCCATGTATGATCTGAAGGGTACAACGCATCTCCTCAGAATGAATCTCTACAATCTTGGCGATACAAAGGGAAAGGGCGTGTCTACCCCTTGAAGGGTCTCCCTCTCGATTTGCGATGTCCTGACTTTGCTGAGCTACTGTTTTCCCTTTATTCATGAATTACCTCTCCTCTTGGCTGCGTCTTCATATTTTTCTTTGTCCGTCAAATCGGTAATCGCCTCGCCGATGCTTTCAGTTTGATTTCCAAGCCCATTAAAAGCATCGCCCACCTGATCTATAACCGACCTAAGCATATTCTGATTACTTGACAATCCGAAACCTTCCGCCCTCAGTGCTTTCTGATGCTCAATCCAAGCAGGTGTTTTAGCTCTTGAAGCACGGAGGGCCTCTGCTACGAGAGGGTTCTCTATATCCACCCTAGAGTCTTCAAGGTTTACCGCATCATACAGCAAAGTCGCCTCTGAAGTAGTTCCCTTACAGGAACACATCGCTTGATTACCTAAGTTAGGTCGGATCTCCGCTAACGTCTTAGGTACATTCTGGATGACCTGCTCGTCTGACCTTGTCATCATCGCGTTAGCCAGAGTTTGGAAGTTAAAGCCTCCTGTGGGATCTTTAGACTCATCGTCTAAGTCTAGGCCGTATGCTTTATAGTACCTCTGAACGACTTCAACACCTTGTGTACTGTAGATCTCAGAGATGCGGTTAAGGATTCTTCTCTTATACTCTTTTTGAAAAGACTCAGGGCTATCAAAGTCCCCTAGACTATCTCTTAGATCCTTTAACTGTTGTTGTGTGAAAATCTTGGAAGGGTCTTGTCTTAACAGTGCATCAAAAAGAGTTTTTCTCGCAGGAGAGAGCCCTCTACCATATTGGTATGCCCCAAACACCTCGTAACCTCGGTCGTCAGAGACAGGGAATATTGGAGAGATCATCTTGCCGTTCTTGAACTCTCTAATCTTCTCTTTCCTCGAAGTGCCACGATAAAAAGCTCCCTTGATATTCGGTCGGAATACCTTCTGAGCCTTTGAGAGAAGAGCACTTATCCTTGCGGATCTTGCCCTCTCTGTTGAACCCCATTCTCTATATAGATCGTCAAAGTCTCGGCCTAATGCGTTGAACAACTGAACATAGAGTTCCGAGGCTAAAATCCTCGCGAAGACTGTCTTATTAGTCACGTTAGGGATTGCGGCGGATAGTTTTTTTGTGTCTCCCAAAACGGAAGCTTGAAAATAGAAATCCGATGGGTACAAGGCTGGGATTCTCTGTCGAGACTTAAAAACACTCTTCTTCAACTGACCTAATGTTAAAGAAGGCTTATAGGCTCTAGCAATCGTCCGACTCAGGACTGCCACTACATTATTCTTGAAAGCATTTCCGTAATTGCCACCCCTCTCCCATCTAGAGGGGTCAAAGGTCAAACCTACTTCAACCTCTCGCTCGACTAACGTCTGGTTTATTTGGAACGTTAAAGTCTTGATGTCCTTAGTAGGAACATACCCAAACCCTGATGTGTACAGAGTCCTTGTGTTGAGACCTGCAACAACAGCACCTCGCTTCTGGCTAAAGACCACATTGTCTTTCCCATTGAGAGGGTCTGATTCCACCATGTTAATGTCTGTAGGGTCTGCTATCCCTGGCGGATCAATCCTTAACTCAGGAGTCTCTCCTGCACTGTCTGGGTTTATTGTAGGAATCGAAGGGCCTTGATGCTCTCGGCTCGGGTGGGAAGATGAGTAATACCTGTAGTAACCTGGAAGGTGTGGTGCAAAGCTGTTCTTCTTATTCTCTAACAATCTCAATAAGTTAGAGGTGTTTATCTGTCCATCTTCGACCTCTTGACCCTTCGCTTTCCGAATAGCTAAGATAAGGTCGTAAACCGTAAAAGAAGCCTGAGCACCTCCTTGGGTTGTTAAAGAATCAATGGCTTCTTCCAATCGGAGCTCAGCTTCTCTAATAATCTTAAGCCTTTCCTTCTCGTTGGTACTAGAATACTTACCTTTGCCCGCGAGCTTCGCTGCTTTCTCCTCGGCTTTGACTTTCTGGTAAGTCGCCCCCTCTAGAGCGGACTCCCCTAGAATAATCGACTTAGATCCAGCTTGACCTCGAGAAATCTTGGACGTGCGAACACGCTTACCTTGCTTGGTTAAGTAAGGTGTTCCCTCTTTCTCCAAGCCTAACGACCCTTCTTGGTCACCTATCTTCACAATCCACGGGCCACTAAAAAGATCCCCTCCCGCACCTGTCTTGATGACCCCATACCTCTTACCTTCAATAAGGAGCATATTCCTGTATGCTTGCCTAGTCTCTGTCCCTAGACGACCCATAGATTGGTAGTCTACAGAGAATGTTAAAAACCCGGGATCCATTTTAAAGGGATCTAGAGCCATAACAACATTAGGGAAACCCACGATCTTCTTAGTGACGACCTTCTCATTGTTAAGGTTCGTCCTTGAGTTCGTTGTATATATGTATTTCTCAGGTAATGAAGTGTCCCCTAAGTCAACAGCCTGAGCTGGGTCTTCAGAGTATTTTTTATCTGTGCGACCTGGAGGTATGAACTTCTTCCTCTGAGCTGTCAAAGTGAGACTAGTAGTACACGCACCTCCGTAAGAGAAATTGTGGCTCAAAGCCTCGACATAGTAGAAGCAATCATTCTCCTCAATGTACACAGGATATCCTGGTTTGAGCTCTGCCCTCAAGGGGATAGAGACACTACACCCCTCTGTCGCTTTATTGGCATTGTCTAACGCCACCACACCCGCGTAAAAAGCCTTCCTCGCGGAGTTGTAGAAGCTGGTGTCAAAGGAAAGCTGTTTCCAGCCGTACTTCGCCACAAGTTTATAGTCCACATACATCCCCTTGACGCCCCACTCCCCTTCTAGATTAGTTCCCTTGAGGTTTCTAAAAGGCCCTCCAGAACAGATTACATAAGTGTACTCTGGCTCATTGTGTTCGTAACTAATACTCAACGTATCTTCCCGATTGATTCTATAGACCCTGTCATTACTAGTGTCCATGTTGTACATCGGAGGCTTGAATATAAGATCGCCGTCTAGATCTTGATAGAACTCGTACCCTATTTTCTCTGACACTTGGTTAGCGAGACTCATCTTGCTTGTGAACTGAGACTCGTAAAAACTGACTTGTCCTAGAGAGCCTATATCTGTGATGAACTCTTGCAAAGAGAGAACATTGACAGCGTCTTCTTTCTCTCCCAATATGGAAGGCAGTTGACGAACGTCTAAAGTCCTTAATACTCGACCTTGAGGGTCTTGAGCTATGAACCCTGCTTTCATCATGTTTGACAAAGCGGAACTTGAGTTTCTTTTTGACACGGTGTGGGGCTTGAGTTGCCTTTTAACAACCTTCTTATATTCGTTGTCCCTACCAGCAGGTGTATTGTCTACGAGAATAGACTGCTCAAAAGTGGTGTATGCACGACCCGACGCACCAAACATCTTTAACCCATATAGTCCGTTGCTAAATCGGTTCTCCAAGTACCTCAAATAGAGCGAGTAGAACTGCTGTCCTGTGGCGATTTTACCTGTAAGATTCGTCTTCTGCTGGAGGACAAAGTTCGTACCCTCAGGTGAACCACCCGTATCTCGAAAAAGGTCGTATATAATCTGATGTGGGGTCATGTTGGTATAAACATGACCCATGAGGTTGACTGAGCCTCTCGCTTCTTTGGGGTTAGCCGCAAAGAAGCCTTGCTGGGTGTTAATCATTTGACTATCCCAGAGACTCAACATGTTTCCTGTGCCTATAGAGACCTGATAGGCATTGTCATTGAGGGTGATGGACACGCCTTTAATAAAACCATGAAAGACAGGGTAGTAAGGACGATTTTGAATCTTGTTGAGATCCACGTTGTGTCTCTCTGTAGAACCGTCTTCTTTTGTATCAAAGAGCTCTACTACATCGTTTTTCAAAGAGAGCTGGTCTGTTTTGAAAAATCCTCGGTAGTAAACATTGACCTCGATGCCTGTCGTTAAAATGAACTTGCCATCCCTATAGACCACATCACCAAAAGACTTCGGTATGATCAAGTCAATGCTACAGCTCGCTGAAGAGGACTTTATCCCACTACCTATATTCACGGAGGTTATGAAAGAAGAGAAATCTATGCGATTCTTGCACTCTGGACACCCTGGTAGGGTCGTGTCGCCATTAAATTGTACAATCGCATCGGGAGTCCAAGACACCACCGTCCTGTACTTATTCTGAATGTCTTCAGACCATGTACCAGAATAAGGTCTTTCATCAGTCTTCATGATGGAGCTCCTGTATTACCAAAGCTAGTAGAAGGCTTAAACATAGGGTAAAGAACACTCTTCGCTTCAAAGTCTTGTTGGAAGTGTTTATACACCTCAAAGCTCATACTGAACTCGATACCTCCGTTTTGAGTGTCTTCTCCGAGAGAGAAGCTTAAGTCCTTAATCCTACCCACCCACCTCTGACCATCATAGTAAATACTATGTGTGCCGACATCGTGATTGGCTCTCGATCTACCTAGAACATCATGGATAGCCGCACCATTGCGATACGAAGCTAGAATGTTCATAAGTTGCCTCCATCCCGCACTGTCCCTTCTCGATGCGAACTGTAAACCAGACACACCTTTAAGATTGCCCTTCTGATCAGGGATCTCTCTTTGAGCCCTGCCTGAGATGAAAGATCCTATCTTGCACTGAATGTCTATAGTGGTCAGTTGCTCCCCCCACCTATAGAACACAAACCCATAGCGGGTTGATTCTGAGTAGTTTTGAATACTCTCATATTTGAATGCCATTGAGAGCGGGTTTATTAAGAACACGATGGGTGGCGTATTCTTCATCTGAAGGTGCTGGCTCGCAATAGACACAAGCTGATCTTTGTCAGAGAAGCCCGCTTGATCTCGTAACTCAAGACCACTTACGGAACTCCTGATTGGACTCTTCGAGTAGGTAGGTAATCGAGGGCTGTACTTCAAGTCGTCATAGTTTCGTTCTGCAGCTATGCCATAAGAAGACCTCCTTTGACCTTGGAAGGGCTTCGCCTCTTTCGTGGTCAGGTAGTCTCCCATATCGGGAGGGTCGAGAGCCAAGACAAAAGGAGACATCGACCTGAGATGTTGTTGGTTGGCGGGATCTAAAGGTATTGTCCCCTCATTGTCTTCGGGGAAAAGAAAGAACTCTTCTG